GCCACGTAGATTGCGACTGCCGCCCAAAACAGGATTTCGATGACGATCACGGCTTTCTCCACGGCAGGAGTGCCTGCAGCGCCGCAATTACGGTGTCCTTCAACAGGACCAGCCAGCCGCGCGGGTCCTCCTTGGCTTGCCGGATAACGGCGGTGAACAGGCCGATGATGTCGTAAGCCAGCGTCGGGACGATTGCCGACACGGCCAACCCGGTCCAATCGGACCAGCCCCATTCCGAGATCACGACACGCCCGCAGACCGGCCCTAGGACAAGGCAGAACAGCGCCGCAACGCCCCTCTGCCGCCTTGTCAGCACGTCCCTTCGGATCGAGTCACCGAACACGGCGCCGACCAGCGAAAATGGAACAAACACCAAAAGTGCATCCATTATGAACCAAATATCGCGCCGTTCGCTCATGGACGACCGCCGTTCTCTGCGCCTACGCTCATAGTCAGCCTCCGTGCGGGTCTCGTGTCCGCGCTGGGGTTAGGGCCTCCGGCCTTGCTGTCACTTGGTCGGGGGTCCGCTTGCTTTCTCGTCACAACGCATCGGTGGTGAAATACACGCCCTGAAACGGGATCAACGACGTGTTGGTAAGATTCGCTTTCGTGAACGGCGTCCAGGTCTCTCCCGTAGTGGCGGGCGCCATATATCCTACTTCAAGTTGTGTGGTGCCTTCCACTGGACGAACCATCACACCACTGTTTGCCGCCGGCAGGCCGCTAAAATTGGCGCTGGGGTAGACGTGCCAGATTTGGCAGATAGCCGTGCCTCCCCCCGTCGTTCCCGCCGCCACGGTATAGGGCAAATTGGTAATGCGGATGTTCCCCGCCATCGTCCCATCGGTATCGAGAGCCGTGAGCTGCACGGCGCCGGAGACGAACACCAACTGACCGATGCGGTAGCACTTGGCATAGCCGCGAGCCAGGCCGTACGTGTTGGTGCCGGGCGTTGTCGAGCCCACAAGCATCGGGATCGGCAGCGTGGTCAGCGTCTTTTCGTCCGGCACCTTGCGCAGCGCTAAGGTCGCCGTGCCGACATTGACCGAGGTCGAAAGGGTCAGATCGTAACCCGCCGGCAGCAGGTCCGTGCTGATCAGGCCGGTAATTGCCGCCGTGCCCGATCCTGCGATCAAGCCGCCGCCGTTTATTTTTGGCAGGGTAAAATCGATCGACGCTCCGGTCGAGCCCGTGGCCGCAAACGCAAAGGCGGTGTTTGCCTGCTGATGGTAGACTGTAACGTCCGATGCCTTGATGCCGGATTGCAGTTCGGCCATCACCATACGCCGACTACTGGACGACCACGTCGCGTTGTCGGTTATGAACGTTGTTCCCAGCACTTCAGTGCGGGGGTTTGTGTCGCTTGCAAGAATGCCCGTGAAGGTGGCGCCGGATGCCCCAGAGATCAGGCCCCCCACAATCTGGTTGTCCTCGCCCGTGTCGGTTAGCTCAATCCCTACGGAGAGGTTTTGCAATGCCGTGATGTTGGGCGCAACGACCTTGGCGCGGAAGCATCGCGACAGGTTGATGCCGCCGTTGCACCCATCAAGAATAATCCCCTCCATCGTCACATCCTTGACGTTGGACAGGCGCAAGGTCCGCTGAAACGGATAGTCCTTGAGGACGACATCGCGAATGATGCCCCGTTGGGCGAATCCCTCGTAGGATTGCCCTGTAGTCGACGGATTTTGCAGATAGATCGCGTGCGGCGGCACGGTGTACTCGGTCGGGTCCTCCATCCGCACGCCGTCGATCAGGAAATTCTCGTACTGCCCGGCCGTGACGACAAAGTCGCAGCCGACCGCCCGAATGCGGCTGATCTCAAGTCCGCTCGCCAAGGCCCGGTTGTCGTAGTTCGTGCAGGTGCCGCCGCTCACGTAAGCGGGCTGGGATGTCGTATCGACGGGCGCGGTGAATGTGTCGGCATCAATCCGGGTTACTGCGACATTGACGTTGATTGCGGTTGGACCGACGACCCCGGCAATGAGCGTTGACATGCCGGTGATAAGGTTGTGTCCCGGACAGGTGATGGTGGTAGGGTTTCCCAAAGTGATGCCGGTGATGTTCTTGACCACCGTCGTCAGCGGTCCGCGCATGGTTGCCGCGGTAAAGAAGTTGGTGGCCTTGAAGTCACGCACCACCGCGCGGCTGCCCTGCAACCAGACGCCGCAGACTTCCTGAAAGCCTGACAGGCCCTTGTTCCGCCCCGGCGGCTGAAGCGCAGCCATGCCCCCTGCCGCATAAACACCGTAGGCGCTGCTGTTGACCGGCGTTGTCCGGGTGCTGTTCGAATACATTTCGAACGTCCGCGAGTCGATCCGCGTCAAATACGGCGAAGTCCGGTTGACCTGCGTCATGCCGGTTGACTGGTAGGTCACGCGCACCCGGTCGCCACTGACAAAAGGCACGTCCGAGGCAAACGTCATGACGGCCGGGCTGGCGTTCGTGATGTTGGCAATCGTATAGGCGCGGGGCGGGATGTACTCGGTCGAGACGCCGCTTATTTCGCAGTCGTCACCCTCAACGAGGAAGCACCCGCGATTGGTCGTGTATTGGCGGAATATTTGCGTGCCGTCGCCCAAAAACCGCGTGCCGCTCGCCATCGGCAAATCGTCGCTAAGGCGGTAGATCGCTCCTGTACGCATCAGCAGCGCCGCACCGGATTGCGCCGCCGCTCGCATGGCTGTCGTGCAGTCAACAGTGCCGGTCGGGTCTACCCCGTACAGATCCTCGATGGTGGAGGCTCTGGACCAGCGGGCGCGGTCGCGTATCATCAGGACACCAGCCCGATCCCGGCATCTTCAGCCAGATACGAGCGCACAAGCCGGCGCTGGGTGTCCGTCAGCAGGGTGGTGATCAAAATCTGCCGAATGGAGCCGGGTAGGAAGTTGCCCGGAGATGTTCCAATATTCGAGGCCACGCGAAGCCTGGTTGTTGCCGTGTTCAGCGTTGCGGCATTGGTGTTGGGAACGATAGGCACACCATCAAGGGTTCCGTCGATTGTGGTTCCCGACCAGATCCCATGAAAAACACGCTTGCCGAACCCATCGTTTGCGGTGCGGCTGTAGGCGTTTGCCGAGGTGTCATCGACAGCGAACTTGCTCAACTCGTCCGTTGAGTTACCCGGCCGTAGCCGACGCCCCAAACCAGAGCCGGCGCCATAACCAATGATATGGCGCGAACTGCCCGTAAACGGCGTGACGTTCGCCACCGCGAATATCTCGCCGCCCACCGAGCCGGTCGGCAGAGCCGTGATGGCTGTGCTGGTCATGGCGTTAGCTACGCCATCGAACACAACCCCCGCCCTGCTTCCGTCCAAGCCCGTTGCGCTCCAGGTCGGCCGTCCGGTCGTGGTGGCGGTGACGTTCACGAGGTTGATCCGATCCTTCCATGAGGAGATCAGGCCGGAGCCATCGTCCGTCATCAGCGCCGTGATGCCATGGTCGTCCGCATGCCACCACGCGCGCAGCACGGAGCGCGTGAGCATGTGCGGGCTCCAGGGGGCCACGCGAGCCCGGCGAAGGCGGCGCGGAGGGCTCATCAGGCGTAGACGATCGTCACGTCAGCCGAGCCCGACAGCACCGCCGTCAGCCCTGTCCCGAAGGCCAACCCGTAAGGGAGCGTTTGCCCGGCCGCGAGCGCGATGGTCGCGATCTTGGTCCCGCTGGCCGCCGTGTTGTCGTATAGCGTCAGCGTGATCGTGCTGCCGGGGTTGTTCACGATGACATTGAACAGGACACCCGCGCTCGACTTGATGACCGTCGTTGCCGATCCGGTCATGTTGACATACGAGCCAGAGAGCGAAATCGCGTTGCCGGTGGCGCTGTCTGTCAACTTGACCTTCAACCCGTTGGCATCGACCACCGGGTCCTGATTGGACGTTGACGCCCGAAGTTCTACATGCGCGGCCATTGTGGTCTCCTATGTTCCGTAACCAGCCGTGACTTGAATGTGCCCCGATCCACCTTCGCAGATGACTGCAATCCACACGGCATCGGGAGCGACAGTTGGGGGCGTCAACAGAGGCTGCGTGCCCTGCTGGATCTCCTGACAATCAAGCGTCGCCTCTACGTCGTCTTGCCCCATGAGAATGGACACGGGGAAGTCGTTGGAGTTGCTGATGAGAATGCGAAGACGGTCGGGGTTGGCAACCGCCTGCGTGCCGGGGATCTGCGCCCGCGCGCTCGTCGTTCCAACGCTGATCCGGACTCCCCGTCCGCCCTGAAACGGCTGGAAGCACTGCACATTGATAGGGGTTGCTTCGCTCATGTCAGGCCCAGCAATTCCTTGAGGTCATCAACGGACAGGCCCAGCGAAGCGAGGCGCTGTTCCGGAGTTGGTTCCGGCGGCTGTGCGGCAGCGCGAGCGGCCACCACGTCGGCGTGATTCTCCGGCAGGAACTCCTGCCCGTCCCACTGGCGGACGGACCAGAGGCCGTAAATGGATTGATCCTGACGGCGTCCGACGTAGGGCATCATCACCTCCGCGCCCAGACAAAGCCGACCGTGGCGATCTTGTAGCTATCAACCGTGGTCGGGCCGAAGGCGCGCGATGCCACCAACCCAGCTGCGCTGGTACGAATACGAAGCTCTTGCACAGCGAAGATGTTGGGGTAGCTGTACAGGTTGTTCAGCGGCGCATCGCCCTGTCGTGTCGCTGCGTCTGTTTCGTCCGGGCAGCAAACACGCCCTATGACGGCGTTTGCGTTGTCGTACATTTCGTAGCGAGCAATAGACTCAACAGAGAATGTAAGCGGCACCTTGAGCGCGTCAGTCCGGCGCGTATCGTCCAGCGTGTTGGCAAGGTCCACATCAAGCGTCGGCGCCTTCCACTTGAACTCCAGCGCCCCGCCCGGCCCTTCGTAGGTGGTGAACGCGACAATCGCGCTCGATACCCGCTTGAACCACCCAATCAGCCGCTTGTACGTGTAATTAGTCGGCATGGTCGGAGACGTAGCAGACGTGGAAAACAGCACATCCGTCACGTCGGTATCCGGCCGGTTGATCAGCCAGATGTAATAGTCCGTGTCCGCGATCGAGCCGGTATCCAGTCCGCCCTGGTTGTTGCCGACCGCCCATGCCGCATCCAGCCGCTTGGTCAGCGCCGAGCCCAGCACCATCATCACGGTATTGGTCGCGTCCATCGCGGAGCCAACCGCAATGTCGATGTCGTTCGTGGCGTCGGTTGCGTTGTTGGCGTAGGTGAGGCCCTGCACCGCCGACCGGGGCGATACGGGCGTGACCCACAGGACATCGACGCCATTGCTGCCCAGCACCTGACCGGACGTGCCCACGGCAAGCCGCTTGTATCCCGTGGCGTCGCGGGTCAGGAGATCCCCGCGCGTGGTCAGGGAGTCGGCCGCACCCAGCCCGGACATGGGGTCCACCGTCCAGATGGTGTTGTCCGACGAGTCCTTCAGGATGACCTTGTAGTCACCCGCCGCCAAATAGATCGAGCCGAACAGGCCATTGCCGTCTGCCACCACCGGGTTCGCGTTAGGCGTCACCAGTCCGCTGTCGGCATAGGTGTTCTTCGGCGTGGTGGTGCCCGTCGTGTAGAAATACAGCTTGGCGCCGGGATAGCTCGCGCCGTTGCCCGACATGGGGCTGTAGCGCGGGGGCGTGAATAGAGCGCTCATTGCACCCTCAGCATGTTGGGTTGAGATGTGGCGCGGCCGGTCTGGAAAGAGGCCTGCGCGGCGGCTCGGAGGGTGGCGGCGTCGATGCCCAGCGCCTCGGCAACGTCATCGATCTTCCCGGCTGCCTTGCCGCCCAGATAGACCGTCTCGCCCACGATGCGCGGTGAGAATGCCGGCATTGCCATCAGGTTCAGGGGGTTGGCAATCGCGCCGGCTCCCATCGCCATGGCGCCGCCACGGCCCACGATGCCGCGCGGGGGCAGCGCGTTGAGTGACTGGCCCGAGATCGCGTAGGGCAGGCTCGGTTCATAGATGGAAAGTTCGTTCAGCAGCTCGCCGCGATTGCGCCAGGACGTGTTGGCGTTGTCGCGCGTCGCGGCCTGTAGCTTGCGCGCGGCCGTCTCGCCCGTCGCCTTCTCCCCAAGGGAAAAGGTCTTGGTTACTTCCTTGAGTTTTTCGGAGGACCGTGCGTAGTCCTCCATCATCTTGGCGTAGGCCGGAGCCTGCGCCTCGATCTCGGCCTTTACCGCATTGTAAACACGGTCGGCCGCCACGCGAGCGGGTGTGCCGTACTCAGCCGAATCGCGAACAGCACCAATACTGCGCTTAAGAGCATCCAGTCCCTCGGGGGTGTGATAGACAGCAGGATCAAGCGCCTTCCATTCGGTAACGATAGACGAAATGTCGTCCATCGTCTTGCCCGCCGGCCGGTTGATGTTCACACCCTGGAAAGACCCCACCTCCGATGCCTTGGCGATGGCCGTGTCGATGTCATCGAACGGGATGATCGTCTTGTCCTTGGACAAGTCCACCTTGCCCGCCTTGTAGGCTTCCGAGCGCTCGCGCCGGATCTTCTCAAGCCCGGACTTGGCGATGTCCACGATCTGATCCACCGGCACGTCGCCGCGCATGTTGGCGGTAAAGGCCTTTGCGGCTTCCCCGCCTTCCATGCCGGCCCTGCCCGCGGCGCGGATCGACTCGGTTCCGGCGCCCGTGGTGACGCCCAGCGCATTCGAGGCCACAACCTCCGCGCCCTTACCGCCCAGTTTGAGGACATTGCCCGCCTGCGTGAGCGGATCGACCGTCGCCGCCGCGCGCTTCAGGATTGGCGCGGCGCGCGTCGGCAGAGCCCCGCCAGCCGTCAGGACGGTGGACAGGTCGGCCGCCGCGCCTACCGGGTCGGTGGCGATGGTGTTCTTGATGTTCTCCATGCCGCCGTAGCGATCAGCAAAGAACTGCCCCACGGCGTCGGCCGGGGCTTCCCGCTGGGCGCGCGCCGTCAACTGCTCGGGCGTCGGCTCGGGGTCGCCCACGCGGAGCAGGTTGCCCGGTCGGCTGATCTTGGAGCCCAGCGCGTCGCCCAGCGCCACAACACCTTTGGCCGTGTCCTCTAAATGCAGGATCGGCTGCACGAGCGCCTGCACGAAGTTGCCCGCACTGGCAGGGATATTCTTGATTGCCTCACCCGCCACAGAACCCCACGAGCGGCCCTGCGGTGCAACCGGCTGAGGCGGCGGCGCAACGAAGCGCCCGCTGGTGTCGGGGCGCGCATTGGGCGGCACGAAGTTTGGGTCCTCGATGGCCGTGCGGTCGTCCGCAACCGGCGGCTGCTGCGTCGCCCATGCCGGGGGGCGCTGCGGCTGGGCCATGGCGGCGCCAACCGGCTTGCCCTGCGGCTTGGCGGGGATCAGGTCGTCGAACAGGCCGCCGCCGCCCTGCGAGGGCGCTGCGCTCGACTGCGTCGGGATCAGGTCATCGAAGGCGCCCATCAGGGCTCCTCCTCGATGCCCAGGCTCTTGAGGCGCTCCTTGACCTTGGCGGGGTCGGCGCCCTTGGAGATGGCGTCACGGGCCTCGAACAGGACGCGGCCACGATCTGCGCTGCCCTGTGCGGGCTTGGGCGTGGCGGGAACGGGCGCGGCCGAGGTTGCCGCCTCCGGCTTGTAGGACGGCCCAGCGGCGCGGGAGATGCCCTCCAAGGCAATCCGGCGGTTGTTCGCCTTCTGCTTCAGCACCTCCGGCTTGTCGCCGGGCTGCGGGAAATACTGCTTTTCTGCGTTCGCGAACTCGGCGTCCGAGATCACCGCGCCCGACTCACGACGCAGCACGGCGTTGATAAAATCCCGGCGAGCCTGCTCGTAACGCTGATAGCCTTCGCTCACCATCTTGTTTCCAAGAACGGGAACGGCGCTAAGTCCCTTGTCGATCAGGTCGAGACCAGCCGCCTCGGTTTCGGCAATGACCTTCTCAGCCGCGCGAATGCGATCGGCGTAAAGCGCGGCGTTGGCCTGCCCTTCCGTCATCTGCGTTGGCTTGGGCGGCGTAACCGGGATCATGCCGGACTGAGTTGCTGGGCTGCCCGGCGCTGCGGCCGGGGGAGCGCCGGCCTGTGGCGCCTGACCGCCAGGCGCACCGCCGCCAACCGGCTGGGGACCCTGCCCCGGCTTCTGTCCAAACAGCCCGGAAGGCGTCATAAACAGGACAGATCCATCGGCCGGATTGGTGATAGTCTTGCCGGCTGCCAACTCTGCCGCCTGCTGCGGGGTCAGCGTCCCATTGGCGATCATCATGTTGAGGGCTTGTGCCTCAACGGAGTTTCCTGCGAACGGGCCTGTGCCCTGCTCCTTAGGCGCTGCACGCTGCGGCAACGGCACCGCGCCCCATCCGCCATTGGCGTCGAGGTACAGGACCGTCCCGTCCTTCACGATGGGCACGCCGTTCTGCAGGGCCACGCGGGCGCCCGGAGGAAGCTGCAGGCCACGGAGCGGCGCCATTGCGGGCGGTACGTTGCCGCCGGCATCCGACGCGGTATTGCCGGTGATGGCCTGTGCGTACTGCTGAATGGGCAAGACCTTGTTTGCCCCATGCTCTGCACCATGAACGCCACGGGCAAAGGCTGCCGCCGTCTGCGGGTCGTTGAAGTCGAGCGGCTTGGTAGGATCAAGGCCGCCAATGCTGGCGACGTTCTTTGCCCACTGAACCGGATCGTTTGCGCCATCACCGCGCGGCGCCCAACGCTCCCCGATTTGCAGGAGCGTCATCGGCTGTCCGTTGTTGAACTTGCCGGGGTAGGCTTTGACGTTGTTGACGGTGAGGCGGATGCCCTCCTCCAGAGAGGCGGGCTGCTGAAAGCCGCTGTTGGGTCCGCCGCCGACTGGGCGCACGTTGCCGATGTTGAACGAGTTTACGCCCCCGCCGCCCTGCCCTCCGCCAACCGGAGGCGCAAACGTCACACCCTCGTTTTTGTCCTTCCAGTAGTTTTCAAACGTGCGTGTTTGGTTAAGGATTTGGTTAAGCCGGCCCTCTACCGCGCGGTCGTACTGCGGCGGCATGTCGATCTTAAAGCCAAGACTTTGGCCCTCTGCCAAAGCGGCTTGATACGCTGCCGGGCGCTGATCCGGTGGCAGGCTTAAAACGCCCATGGCTGCGCGTGCTGTCCACTCTGTTGCTTCCTTGGCCCTTGTGCGCGCTGCCGCGTCCATGCGGTCCAGCATAGGCACCAGCTTGGTAAGAAGCCCCGGAGACGCCACTGCGATGCGGCTCAGTGCCTCGCGGTCTCCACCAAGGGCTGCCGGGACGTGCTGCGAGGCTTCGCGCTCTCGGGTGTCCGCCTCGTCGGCCCTGCGGGCGCGTTCGCGGTCAAAGGCGTTGCGCTCTGCCGCCAGATCAAGCTGCATCAGCGGTGCAAGCGTGCCCGCGACGTTTGGGAAGGTGATGCCTGCCATTACAGGCTCCCCCTTGCAAAGTCGGCGCAACCGGCGGATGCTACAGCGGGGCGGAGGAAACCATGCGGATTGCAGCCATTGCGTTGGCCTTGAGCGTCGCTGCCTGCGGCGGCCCGAGCCTTTCCGAGTTCATGAACGAGTGCGGGTACAACACGAAGCCCTTCGTCGCGGCTTGGCCGTGCGTCCGCAGCGAGATGGTCAAGGCCAAAGGCCCCGGCGACCTGAAAGAGGTCTACATAGCCAGTGGGGATTTCGTGGCCGAGCAGGTCACTTCCGGCAAGATGACGGATGCCGAGGCCAAGCTCGCCATGGCTCAGGTCCGGCAGAAGGTCAACGAAGCCGATGAAAACCGGGGGAACATCAGCACCGGCAACGCCATTGTCGCGTCCACCATTCTTGGCCGCCCAACCGCGTTCCCCGCTACGCAGCCCCTCGGCACGACGCGGGCGCCCCTGAACTGCAACAGGTTCGGAACCAGCGTCCAGTGCTACTAGGGCGCTCAAGTGAAGATTCCGCTTTTCTTGTTCCAGCCCATGTACCCGGCGGCCAGTGTGTTGTTCACGCCCGCGCCGATGCCCGAGGCCAGCGCATTGGCGCCCTGTGCGTAGCCAGAGCCACGCGCCGCACCACCTGCGGTGATGAAGTTGCCCGCGCTGCTCGTGAGCCCGGCCGACGTGTTGTTGGCGGCGGCGGTGGACTCGCCACCCATGCCGGCCAGCTTCAGGAGGCGGTCGAAATAGTTCCTGTACTCCTGCGAGGCCGTGCCCTGCCCGTAGTCGCTCACAGCCTTGATCTGAGCGCCTGACCGCAGGAGCCCGCGCGAGGCGGCCGATCGGTCGATGGCCTTGACGCCCTCGTCTATGCGGAACTGGTAGCCGGGGTCGGTCTGGAAATCCGCCATGGCCTTCTGCTGCTGGCCTTTGGCGTCGGTCGGATCGACCCAGTAGATCCCCTGGTTGTTGCCCTGCTGCGTGAGGGTGCCCAACCCGAGGAGGTTGGTGATTTTGCCAACTGCGGAGGTGCCGGAACTGGTCCACGGCGAGGCCGCGGCGCGCGCCTTCTGGGCTTCCTGAAGGTTCTGGCTTGCCGCGGCGTTGGCCGCGTCCCCAGCCATGTTTCCGCCAGTCTGTGCGCCAGACTGGCCAATCATGCCGGCGATGGTCGAGAAAATTGCCATCAGAGCGCCTTGTAAAAAGTATGCTCTGCGATGGTGAAGCCAGCCCGCTTATAGACTTGGGCCAAAGCCTCATGTCGGAGGCCGTGTTCCGACACCATGCTGAGCAGTTTTACGTTGCGCGCCCGAAGGGCGGATTCGAGTTGCTTGAGCAACTCAGCGCCAGCGCCTTTGCGATAGCTGGCGTCAACATACCAAAAGATTTCGCCCGCGATAAGCAGTTTCTTATTGAATAAGGCCGGCGCGATGGGGACGCCGATCATGCCCACAACCTGCTCATCCCGCTCGTAGACCAACAGGACGAAATGCTCTCCCAGAGTGCGGGCGGTCTCTTCAAAGGTTTCCGGGCAAAATTCGCCATGCTCGATACCGGCCAAGCGTTCGCCCCAGCCGCTCTCCTTGAAGAATGCGCGGCCCAATTCCACGATGCGCGGGATGTCGCGCGGCTCTGCCGGTCGAATCATCCAACCCTCCAGTCGGTCAAATCCCAATAGACGGGCACGGTGTTGGTCCCTCCCCCGGCCAGCACGCTGCCGAAGGTCGTGACGCTTGAGTCGGTGCAGAAGGCGGTGGAAACCTTCTCGGGCTCCATCAGCGCAAGCTCGGCGGCGGTGTACGTCGTGCGCTCGATCGTTCCCGTCCCCAGGCTTTGCAGGTACGAGATCAGGGCGCGTGTCGCCCGGCCGAACTTGTCGACAATGATCGCGGAGGAGTTGAGCGGCGCGGTCATCGGGCGAGCGGCCTGACGTTGGTGCGCATGCCGTAGAAGGCGCGCTTGACCGGGTCACTGATGGAGATCTCGACCGTGCGCTGGCGGAACGCGCCCAGCCGGTCCCACATGGCGCGGATCAGGCGCACGCCCATGCGGCCGATGCTGGCCCGGCGGTCGGGGCTCCACGTAAAGCCGCCATCGTCGGAGAACCGCATCATGATCTGGGGGTCGCTGCCCTGCCCCGTGCTGAGGCCGACGCCGAACTCACCTTCGATCTCGTAGTCGATCATCATGGCCCGCAGGCCTTCGGCAAAGAACGGCAGGCCGACGACCACGCTCCGGATGGGCTCGCCAAGGTCCGTGTAGGTATCGAGGTCCAGTTCCGCGACCTTGCCGCCCTGCAGGCCCACCAGCGTCTTGCCGAAGGCGGAGAAGATGCATTGGACGTTCCACGCCGCGGGCGTCAGCGAGGTGCCGGACTGGCGCTCATGCCAGATGGGCGCACCGGCCACCGCGGAGGCCGCAGGGTCGTAAACGAACGTCCGGTTGAGGCTCGGCAGGGTCAGGCAATAGAAATGATGCCCGCCCTGGAAGTACGTCATGCCGTAGGCGTCGCTCACCGTGCCCGCGCGCATTACTTCCTCGATGGCATGGGTGCTGATGCGGATGGGCTGGTAGCTGTCCGCTCGGTACACGATGCGGTCGTCACCCAGCCAGAAGACGGAGTTGTCCATCTTGGCCGGGCTGCGGGCCGCGGCGCACCCGCGCTCGAGCAAGGCACCCGGCACGCGCTCCAGCGGGAACGGTGACGCGCCCGTATTGCTCCACGGCTCGATGGTGCTGGTGCCGAACAGCCAGATTTCCCGGTGGTCGACCAACACGCCGACAAGGCCGTCCGGGCTGCTCTCGGCGCTGGCAAAGTCGAGCGGGTCGATGGTCGAGAAGTCGCCAAGGCCGGTGATGCAGAACTGGCCCGACGAGTCGTTGATGGTCAGGATGCCATACCCGTCGATGTAGGAGACGGACGAGAAACCCACCGCCGGCACGCCCGAGGAGGCGTTCTTGACCACCACCGTATCGGTGATGACGAAGAAGTCAGGGACGACCAGAAGGCCGATCTGCGTGCCGTTGTTGATGAGGGTTGCCGCGCCCGTGGGCGGGATCGCGTCGCCGTTGCAGGCCGTCGTGGTGCCGTCTTCCTCGGTCTTCCACAGGGTTGTGCCCGACAGCACGTAGCAGACGCCCTGCGCCTCGATGCCGGCGCGCACGGTATCGTTGCCGATGGTCCGCCATTCCTTCTGGCCAGGCGTGCCGTACAGAACGACCTTGGTGCGCGAGCCTTCGGGAGCGGCCTCGGCATACAGGTTCACCACCCGAGCCGGGTTGACCGGCAGGGAGCGCTGCTGCGAGAAGCCAAGGGCGAGCGGGCCGCGCATTAGCCTTGCGTGAACCCATACCGCCCGAACTGGCGGGGCCGCAGGGACAGGTCCGGCGCCGACGTGATCGGCACGTAGTAGTAGGATTGCAGCGCCGTCTTGGCCTTCTCGATGGCGTCGAGGTTCTGCGGGCTCAGCGGCACGCCGTACTGGTCGGCAAGCTCGCGCTGCAGCATCAGGCCCAGATTGCGCAACTGCCCGTCCGGCACGTTGACGACCGAATCCAGCGAGGCGAGATCGGTGTGGGCGTAGCGGATGCCCTCGCTCTCGAATCCGGCCATCAGGTCGTTCAACTTGCGAAATCCCGAATTGGCCTGCGTCTCGTTCAGCGCCTCCTGGTCGGCCACGACGCCGAGATCCCAGAAGGCGTAGGCAATCACGTCGCGTGCGGTACGGGAGGCCATCAGCCGCTCCTGATGCTGGGTCGAATGTGCAGACGGCCCGTGACCACCACGAGCCCGGATGACGTGACCGCCTGATGCAGGAAATCCCCCTCAAGCTGGTACGTGTCGTCGTATTCCAGCGCGACGGTGAACGACCCCACCGAAGCGGAAACAATCGTGGCCGTCTTGGTGAAGGTGGGCGTGCCGCTCATGGGGTCCCACGGCGGCTTTCCGACGCGCCATTGCACCGTGACGCCCGAAAGGCTCTGCACGGCGTTGGCGTAGTCGCGGGCGTACATCGTGAGGGTCCGCACCTCACCGGCCGCGATGTCGAAGTTCTGGACGTTAGCCACCGGCCTTGGCCTTCCGGCCGCGCGGCAGGTCGCCCACGGTCTGGGCGCCGATCTCCTTGGCCGCAGTCACGAAGTCCGGCGAGTCCGTCCAGCCGTCCGGCACATCCTCGAGGCGGGCGAATATCTGCCGCTCCCCGTTCGGGCCGTAGCGGAACGAGGGCCAGTTCTGATGGACGTAGGCGGGCGCCGCGCCGGGGGCCTTGATGGCCTCGCGCCTGCGGACCGCGTCCATGGCCTGGAATACGGCGGCCACGACGACCTGCGGGGGCTGCTTCGTGCGCTGGATGCGCTCGTAGGCGTTCACGCCCGCCTCGGTCATTGCCGTGGTGACGGACCCGTTCATGCGGCCTCCTTGTGTTCGCTGCCGCCGGGCTGGCGCAGCATGTAGCGATGCCAGTTGCCGGCGAAGGCGATCTTGCCGACGTGGACGAAGTCGACATCGGGCACGGCCCAGAGGCGTCCGCCGCATTCAAACCAGAGCTGGCAGAAGCGCGCGTCCTCACCGACCCACGTCCGGTTGACCTGATCGCAGGAGAAGAAGTTCCAGATTTCGCGTTCGCCTTCCTTGTTGGCGAGTTGGCGCTCCGGGTACTTGAGTTTCATGATGTCGAACACGTCGCGCGTCAGCATCATGAAGCCGGTCGGCAACATGCCCATGCTCACGAGACCATGCTCAAGGATGGGGAAGCCCTCGGGGGTCGTATCGACCCAGCCCGGATAGCCTTCCTCCCACCGCTTGAAGCGATAGAGGGCGCCGACCACGTCGCGGTTGGCCTGAATCAGCCGCCACGGCGCATCCGCCGGCCAGCCGCCCATGTCCGCGTCGATGAACAGCATCCGGTCGCAGTCGCTTGCAAGGAAGCGTGCGACAAGCTCGTTTCTAGCCAGGGCCACGTAACATGACCCCGGCCAGAAAGTGAGTTCGACCGCGACCCCGCGGGCGTTGAGGTCTCCGACGCTTGCCAGCAACGAACTAACGTATTCGTGGCAAACGTCACCCGTGCCCGTAGGGGTCGCGATCATCAGTTTCATGGGTTACGCCGCGCCCTTGATGAGGCCCAGAGCAACCGCAGCCGCGCGCAGTTCGTTGGTGAGCGTGCGGAGCAGGACAACCTGCGCCGTGACCGCATCGGCCTGCGTCGAGGTGGCGAAACCCCACGGCGTGGTGGTCGTCGCCGCCGTGGTGATGGTCGAGGTCGCCACCGCCGCCTGAGCCGCGCCGGAGCGCTGCACAATCGGGGTGGTGCCGTAGAAGCCGACCAAATCGGTCGTGCTCTGTCCGAGGAGGACGCCGTCCGTGCGGGCGTCAGAGAGCTGCTTGGATGCCATGATGTTGTTCTCCTATGGCGCTATGCTCAGGTGGTGCCCGACAGGCGGCAGGCGAGGTCGGGATAGATTGCCTTCGTCCCGTACAGGACATCGAGGCGGATCTTGTCCTCGTCCATTTCGCCGTCGTAGTACTTGATGACGCGGATGGAGAACCCGTTCTGGCTCTCGCGAGCCTTGAAGGTTGCGCCGTCCGGCATTTCGAGGTCGGCCATCACGAGAGCGAAGGCGTTCTTGTGGAACACGAGATTCTGCGCGTACTGCGCCGATCCGGTGCCCATCATGGTGATCGCAGCGCCGTCCGCCGGAGCCGAATCGACCGTCTGGTACGGGCCGCTGATGATGATCGCCGGAGCGATCGTCAGCGTGCAGTCCGTGCCCGTGGCGGTGATGTCCGACTGGATGACGAACTGCTGCAGGACGCCCGTGGACTGCTTGGACACGGGATTGACCGCGTACACGTTGTCGATGGTGAACACGTCGCCGGCCTTGAACGTGGTGTTCGAGGTCCAGTCATCCGTGATCAGCGTCTGGGTGTTCGTGTCCTTGCTGGTCGCATAGGTCACGTTCTGGTTCGCGCCGTTGATCAGGCCACCACCAGCCGCCGCACCGTTGGTGTGCATGCGGATGTTCTGGTCCATGGCCGTCGAGACGCCGGCAACCATGCCGATGTCGCCCGCACGATAGGCGCCGCGGGCCACGTCCTGCATGTACAGGCTGGTCTGCGAGCTCACGAGGCCCCAGGCATCAGCCGGCGACAGCACGGCGTGACGGTTGTCCTGCGGGACCGCGCCCTCATCCAGACGCCGCGGCGCCTTGGCGAAGTCGGCAAACGAATCGACCGGCGAGGTCGGCGTGCCGACCCAGTTCCAGACCTTGTTGTAAAGTCCGGTCAGGTCGTAGTCGATCTGGTTCGCGAGCGCGATACAGGCCGGCTTGATGTACCGCTCGTTGTACTCCTCGATCGACAGGGTGAGATCCTGCGTCGAGAAAGACCACGAGACGTGCTTGCGCTTGTCCATGGCGAGGGAGAACTTGCCCTCGGTCACGTCCTGGTTGATGGCGACGGCGCCATCCTGAGCCGTGAACTTGACGGGACGACGGACACTGATCGTGTCGCCCACCTTCACGAACTCACGCGAGTAATCGCGATAGACCTTCTTGCCCATCACGAGATTGTTTTCGAGTTGAGCCAAGCCCACCTTTGCGATGATGCTCGGCGTGATG